CAAACACATCATTCATGAATCGGTGAGCACCTGTACCACCATTTGACTGATAACGAACCTCTGTACCACTTCTCGTAATCTGCAATGTTTCTGTATTGTTCAAGAAGATGTTTAGGTCATTTGTATGTTCACTTCCAATTTTCAAATGTGCATTCTGTGACATCATCACTGGAGTGGTAATCTTTTCAACATTCCCACTAACTAAGTGTGTATCTATTCTTGCATCTGTGTAATATAAGTTAGTACTACCTTCAGCAATATCATCTGTGTCTGCGGCGGCAATACGTGCATCCGCCCTTGCATTTGTGTAGTACAAATTTGAAGTACCTTCAGCAATATCATCTGTGTCTAATACAACTGTACCCGATGCACCATTAACCGATGTAACAGAAACTGCTAATGTTGTCATTTCTTGTAAAAATATTTGTGCGTTTGTTCCATTTGGATTAACTGTTAGTGTTCCAGCAGTAACTTTTGCCATAAGTTTATATGTTATTACTGTACTAGATGATTGGCCATGTGTGTCTGCATATGTAATATTAAAGTGATCAGAGCCACCAGCAGTTGCTGACTGACTTTCATCAATATATAAATCAGTCGGCGTACCGCTTACAACTCTTACTAATTTTACATTAGACGTTTCATTTGAAGCTGGACCTGCTAAATCTACATTAACTTGTATATTAATAATGTTTGAACTTGTTACGGTTATTGCTGTTGTATATCCGGGAATATCAACATATGTTGTATTTGATATTGTTTGCGTTGTCGCAATAGTAGCAATCGTTCCACTAATTTGTGCCACTGCGGCACTTGTTAATGATACCCAATCACTACCATTGTATCCATGAAAATCAGTACCAGTCCATTGAATTCCGCCAGCAGCGGCGCTAGGCATGGTTCCAAGTATAATACCATTATTTGCGTGTAAATCATTCATGAATCGGTGAGCACCTGTACCACCATTTGACTGATAACGAACCTCTGTACCACTTCTCGTAATCTGCAATGTTTCTGTATTGTTCAAGAAGACGAATAGGTCATTTGTATGCTCACTTCCAATTTTCAAATGTGCATTCTGTGACATCATCACTGGAGTGGTAATCTTTTCAACATTCCCACTAACTAAGTGTGTATCTATTCTTGCATCTGTGTAATATAAATTTGAACCTTCTGGCAGGGTACTTGTTGACACAGAAGTTAAATCTAAATTCGCGCCTGCTTGTAACGCAATACGTGCATCTGCTCTTGCATCTGTGTAGTATAAATTAGTGCCTTCGTCAACTTTTGTTGTTAGTAATGTTTCATTTACCCATTTTGAAGTTCCACTATCATACACAAGAACTTCGTCATCGGCTGCACCAGTTATAGTAGCATCTGCTAAACTGTTTATTCCTTTTGTTACAAATCGTGTATCAAATTTAGTAGTAGTCCAATATTCATTTGTGCCTTCAGCAATGTTATCTGTGTTGGCTACACCTAAATTCGTTCTTGCTGTTGCGGCGTTAGCCAGGTCGCTTAAATTGTTTGCTATTGTTAATGCGCCTGCTGAAGATACTGTAGTAAAACTTAATGTGCCTGCACCATCTGTTTGCATTAATTCACCAGCTGCACCATCAGCTGAAGGGAATACATATCGATTAGATATCGAAACTGTGCCTGTGCTTGAGCCTAGTGCCAATGCGTTGGTACTTGGACTTGCATGATAATATGTTGTAACCGCTGATGTGTTAGCACCTGCATCATTGATTGTAAAATAGCTAATTGCTAAATCACCATCTTGTTCATTACCAACTACCCATTTATGACCTGAGCCAGCTGCTATTGGAATATTTTTAAATATAGTACCACTAAACGTAGGAGCAACAGTACCGCCACTACTTGGTGTTGCATTTATAGTTATAAATCCTGTACCTTCTCCACCAAAACTTGGGTTATCTGTTGTTCCAAGTCCTAGATTAGTTCTTGCTGTAGCAACATCTGCTACATCATTTAAATTGTTAGCACGATACGCATATGTTGTATCACTGCCTGTTGCAGTAATACTTAAATTAGTTCTTGCTGTAGCAACATCTGCTACATCGTTTAAATTGTTAGCACGATACGCATATGTTGTATCTGTGCCTGTTGCTGTTACACCGAGATTAGTTCTTGCTGTTGCGGCGTCAGCTGCACCTGTTCCACCTAATGCAACTGTTATAGGAGGAGTAAGTCCTGCCCATCCTGTTGCGCCACTGCTAATAATAAAATCGCCATCAGCACCAGGTGAGTCAATATTAGTAGTACTAATGTCTGTAACGCCGGATCCGTCACCTGTAATTGCTGTAGTTGCAACTGTACCTGCTACTGTAACAGTATCATTTGTTAAAGTAATTAAATCTGTATCGGTTGTTAAACCAATTTGAGTTCCATCAATAACAACAGTGTCTACTTGCAATGCTGTTAATATTCCTATGTTTGTTAAACTACTATTAACAATTCCACTGCCGAGGGTTGTTGCATTTAATACAGAAGTGCTACCAATTTTATAATCAGTTCCGATGATATTAATATTAACACTAGATGTCCAACTGTCCGTAGCATCAACCCAACTAAAAATTTTATCAGTAGTACCTTTAATTGTAACCCCGCCACCGTCGGCGTTTGAGTCAAGTGGTGAAGTAATATCGTTTAATGTAATATTATTATCATTAACTGTGACCGTTGCAACATCAACAGAGGTAGTACTACCAGAGATTACAACATTACCATCAATGTTCAAGTTTTTAATTGAGCTATTTGCCATTATATAATATCCTATACTTAATAACTTTATTATATTTATCTATTCGTTGGACGATTACTCATAAGGAAACCCGGGTTTAAACCCGGGTTTCAATATATAAACTAAATTTCAATATTACATGAAACTTAGCCCCGTAACTCCGATACCAGATACATAATCGCCTGCGTTACCAAAGGAGTTTGCTGTGTTAGTTAACTCCTTATAACCGTATCGTGTCATGAATGATACGACTGGTTCGAATGTGCCAGGATCCATTACAACGCCACTACTCATTAGTGGTACGTATGGGCAATAGAATGCCGCTGCATCTGTTTCTGTTGAACCTTTGTAGCCCATTAGAACGTCTGCGTGTGCCGCGCCGCCGTCTGTGTAGTATGTGTCTACATAAACACGCATTGTACCGTTTAATGTACCTACGAACTTAACGTTTGTTGGTGCTTCGAATGTACCTTCAGTTGTACGAGCAAATGCTGAAGTTGTTGCACTTTGAAGTACTGTTAGTACTGTTGGTGAAACAACTGCCCAGTTTGCCGCGCCGCGTCGTGTGCGGGCTGCTATTAGGTTTGCTTGCTGGTTCATCATAATTGCTAATACTGCGTGACGATCACCGACAAAGTGTGGTGTGCCAGATGTACCTTCTTGGTCATATACAGCATCAGCGCCTGCTAATGAACGAAGAGATGATAAAATCTCTTGGTCAATTTCAGTAGTAATTTCTTGTGCTAGAGCAGCTAAAATTTCTGCTTCAACATCAAGACCGTGCATTGCCTGTGCGTCTTGTGCCGCTTCGAAGGTCCAGCGTGCGCTGAGCCTACGTGACTTTGCTTCTACTGTTTCTTTGACTACTTGGATGCTTATTTTATTGCCTGCTTCGGCTTCCATGGAAGCTGTATGCGCGGCTTTATCATCAGCACCACCTGAATAACCAGCTGCAATTTTGAAGGGACTTAATGCCTCTTCACCAGCTGTTGTGTCTACGCCTGCGGTGCTATCAAATTTATCTGCATAACGTACACGTAATGTATGAATCTGACCAACTGGGCCAGTCATTGGTTGAACGCCAACTAACTCGTTTGCAATAACGGTTGGCATTACTCGTCTAATTACTGGAAGAATTACCTTGTTTAGAGCAGCTACATTGCCTGCTTGTGTTGAGCTTGCAAGTGCATTTTCTGCAAGGTACGATTTTGTGTTCTCTAAAAGAACGTCCATGGTTTGCTTACGCTGACCGTCTAGACCTTCCATTAGAGCGTCTTTAGTGGCTCCCCAGTTTTGACTTTCTGTTAGGTTTTCTGCCATTTTAAATACTCCTTATTTAATACCTGCTAATTTTTTAAGATGGATAATGTTTCCACTATTTTCATCTGTATTAACTTCTGTTGTTTCTTTTTGTGGTTGCACTTTATCACCGGTTTTTTCGGTTAATGCGACTTTAGAAGTTTCTTTTCTACTAACTGCCTCATTGAGTACAGCTGGTAGATATTTTTGGAAACTACCTTTGAGGTTCTTTGTCTGAACACTCTCAAGTAATTCTTCCATAATACCCCTCTTACTTTTTGCTAAAGGTGTAAGCAGTTCGCCCATGATTTTATCACGGCCGATTTTGTCATTAAGTTTCTTAACTTCAACATTTGCTGTATCTTTAGATTCGGTAAGGGAAGTAATATTCTGTTGTTGTTTCTCAATTTTTCGATTGAGCTTGCGAACTTCTGTGCCTTCTGCGAGATATGAAGTCATATACTCTGCTGCAAAAGATTCAAATATCTGGCGGCCAAAATTATTTTCGCGGGCCGCTTTAATATCTTCTTTAAGTTGTGTCATTTCACCGCGCAATGCTGACTCAACAACCTGTTCGATTGTTTTTGCCGCACGTTTAATGAAACGTTGCTTTGCTTCGTCAAGTTTTTGACGTCCGCGGGCAATTAACGTAACTTTTGCTTCTGCGAGAGACTTCTTATCTTCGTTGAACTCAGCAATTTCGTTAGAAAGTTGCTTTAGCACAAAACCCTCAAGTTTATTAAAATTATCGAATTGCTTATTACGATCTTCACGTAGTTCGACGATTTCCTTTTGTAATGTTTCCATTACAAAATTGTTAAGAGCGTTAGTATGATTGCTCATGTGTTGCTTGTAAGCAACACGAGCCTCAATTAAACCCTTACGGTCATCAGCAAACTCTGTAATTTCTGTTTTAATAGCATCAGATAGCATATTGTCCATTGCTTCGACAAGTTGTGACTTATCGCTCTCATATCGGTTGGCAAAATCGTCACGTAGCTCATTCGCAACTGCTTCACGAGCCTCGATTAAATTTGTCTCCCATGCTTCCTGAATACTGGCCTTAGTATTCTCATCTAAAAGATCGCTTTCAAGTAATTCTTTAAGTGCTTCGGCCATAATGTTCTCCCTTTACTTCTTGTTCAATTCCTCAATAAACTTCATAATACCTTCTTGTAGATATTTCTGAGCTTTTTTATCATTAATCATTGCTTCTGCTAAATTATACATGCCATAACCGCCGCGCATATTCCATAAACTTTCGCGTATTGCTTTTGGATATGCTTCTGGTGCACTTGGTTGGGCAACAATATCTACTGTAACGATGTCGAAATCAGACACGTGTCCGCTTTCATTTACGTTACCGCTACCTCTACTTGATACACCTAATTTTGCCCCACTTTCAAGCAATGTAGATATAATGTTCCCCATAGGTGTCGGAATAATTTTTAACTTCCCATACCCATTAGGACCATCCATCCACATGTCTTCAACTATGTGGCTAACCCGGTCTAAATTAACAGTCAATTCTTCAGGATGGTCCGCTTCACCGAGGACTGTTTGTCCTTCTTGTAAGCGTTCGTTAATTGTCTCAACAGCCTTGCCTATCTCTTGAATGGGATAGATACGATCGTTTTGATTCTTAACGCCACCTTGAATAAAGATCCCTTTCATATAAAGATCTTTACCGTCACCGCTTTCGCGATCACGTTTCTCAACTATCATTTTAGTTTGGTTAGGTGTTAGACGTTCAAATAATGGTTTCTTTGCCATTTGTTACCTCAAATCCTTATTCTGCAATGGTTTTGCAGATTTATCGGACTTGTCACCAGCTTCGGCTTTTGGGCCTGCTGATAATTTAGCGTCTTGATTTGTTGTCATGCCTTCGGCAGGCTTATCTGCTGATCCGCCTTTCTCGTCGCCGCCTGCAAAATCTACTGGTTCTGCACCGTCTGTTAAGTTAGGTGCTGTAATGTTTCCGCCTGTGTTAACTGATTTAGCACTGGCATCACCATTATCGCCCATCTTAGCAGCTGGAACATTAGATAACTTTGCAGATTCG